CATCGGTCACCGTTGCGTCGTCTTCCACGACGACGTTCTTGCCGACGTCAGCGACGGTCAGCGCGGAGTGCGCGATCTTCTCGATCTGGCCCCGCTGGATGGTGACTTCCTTGTCGCCGTCGTTGCCGCTGGAGTTGTCGACGTTGTCACAGGCGATGCCGAGAATGGCGAGCGACGCGGTGTCGGTTGCGGGCTGTGCGTATCCGTCGGCAGCTGCCGCCAGAAGTGCGCCCTGGTAGATGGTTGCGGAGCCCGCAACACTCGCCCGAAACCCAGTCGGGTTACCGGCGACCGTGCGAGTCTTGTCAGCACTGAGTGCAGTCATGATTCAGGTCCTTTTGCTTGGGTTTCAGGCGCTCTTTTCGAGCGCGAAGGTGATGGCGTCGGCGTCGTTCTTTCCGAGACCCTTGGCGGTCTCGAAGAACACGCGTTGGCGGTCCGAGAGGTCGGCGATGCGCTCCTTGACGGTCGGCGCCTTGCCGTTCGCACCCGGCTTCGCGGGCTTGTAGGCCAGCGACTTTGGAGCAGCGGGCGCGCCCTCGAGACGCTTCGAGAGCGCCTTGGTGGCGACGGTCAGCGAGACACTCGGCGCGCCGTAGTCCTCGTCCGTCGACATGTCGCGAAACGCAGCTGCCTCGGTGTCGGTGATGTCGCAGTCGGCGACGTGCTTCGAGAGCTTGGCGTCGAAGCGGGCGAGACTCAGTTCGAGCTCACGTGCTTCGGCCTTCGCTTCGAGTTCCTGGACGCGCTTCGAGACCTTGCCGAGTTCGGCGATGGTCTTCGCGTGGCTCTTGCTCATCGCAGCCATCGGAGCCGCGCCGTCTTCGGCCGGCGTACCCTCGGCGGGTGCACCACTCAGCGCAGCCATGACGGCGTCGCGCTGCTCTTCGAGCGAAGCAAGTAGCGCGGGAAGGTCGAGGCCCATCTCCGTCGCCATGGCTTCGAGAGCGTCGGCAGCGGCACCGCGTGCAGCTTCCGCTTCGGCGTCGGGGGCGACTTCCTCGGAGGCGTCGGCGGGCATGTCGCTCGCCTGAACCACTTCGACGTCGTCTGGCGCGTCGGATGCTTCGACGTCTCCGGCAGGCGCTTCCTCTTCGGAGGGCGCGGCACCGTCGAGGGCGGCTTGCTTCTGCTTCTCAGCCTCGACCACCGCGAGCAGCTGCTCGATGGTGAAGTCTTCGCCGAGTTCCTTCATCGCCTTCGCGATCAACTCTTTGTCGGTCATTTCCTTGTCCTTTCGTGCCAGTGCACGGGGTTGTGCGCGCCCAGCACGGGACGCGGCCAAACGGCTCATGCCGTCCAAAAACGCGGCGGGGACGATCCCCAGCTCGAGCAGTTCGGGCCCGATGTTCTCGCCCGACACCTCGTCAACGGAGTCGAACGCAATGACCACCGAGCAGTACCGGTACTCGTCGGCTTCGATCTTCGAAGCGGTGCGCGGCGTCCACTTGATGCGTGCGAACAGCGCTTGCCGACCCTTCTCGTCGACGTCGCGGCGTAGCTCTGAGATCCAACCCGCTGCACCGAGGTACGCGGCCTGGTCACTGCCCACGCCGGGGTGACCGTGGACGACCGGCACGTCGTCATCGCGGCGATTGAAGTTCGCGATGACCTGGTCGAAGATGTCGGCAGTCAGCTGGAACTCGCCGCTCGAATGGCCGAGCCACTCGCCTTCGTAGGCGATTTGCTGCCACCGCGAGCCGTCCGCTTCCTTCGCACTAGCAAGCCGTGCAAGCGCACGGATGCCCTCGTCCCCTCGCGCCTTTTCGCGGAGGGGGAAGAATCGGAAGTCGTGCATCAGAGCAACGCAGCGAGTGCTGCGGCCTCCATCTCGTCACGGGTGTCGGACTCGTCGAGCTCGACGCCAAGCGTCGCAGCCCATGTGGCGAGGTCTGCTTTATGGGGTTGGTCCGCCATCACGGCGCGGAGCTCTTGCTCCGTCCACTCCGGCGCGGGGTCCGTCTCGGCGACGGCCTCGTCCGCAAAGACACAGTCTTCCGGCTCAGTACCCTCGTCGACGTACTCGCGCGCCATGCGTTCGAGTGCGCGTGCGATAGCCTTCGTCGGAGCCGGCGAGCTGCCGCGGTCAAAGTGCAAGCCGGTCTGCGGCTTCATGCGGCCACGACACGCCACGTAGTCGCCCTGGCGGACGACGAAGATGAACCCGTTGCGCAGCTCGGAAGCATGAGCAGCGGGCGTGATTTCGAGTTCAAACGACACACGAAAACTCCTGCACTTGGGAGCCAACGCGATGTGCGTCACTCAACCGAAAGTGCTACAAATACAGTGTCCCGGCGCTGCGCCAACAGCCCGGGACGTGACCCACGAGAAAGGTAGTTCCCATGGATGAGAAGACTCTACGACGCTTCATGTCAAGGTCGAAAAACAGACCGACGTGACCTCGCCTCATGTCAACACGCCTTGTTGGATGTGGACGAGTGGTCAGGCAGGTAAAGGGTATGGTGTGCTGAGAGTTGGCTCGATGCGAGACAACACTAGGCGCCAAGCCTACGCACACCGTCTCGCTGCAGAGCACTGGGTGGGGAGCGTGGATGGTCAAATCGTTTGCCATCATTGCGACACACCACTCTGCGTGAATCCTGACCACCTATTCATTGGAACGGTTCAGGACAACTCGACAGACATGGTGGAGAAAGGGCGCCATGTACCAGTTCCTGGAGAGCGCTCTGGAGCCGCCAAACTCAAAAGAGAAGAGGTTCTACTGATCCGACAGCTGCACGCTGAAGGTTGTGTTCGTGTTGACGAAATCGCTCAACGCTTTTCGGTGTCGCCGTCGACCATTCACAGCATTGCTAGTGGAAACACTTGGTCTCACATCGCGGTCGGCTCTTACACACCACGCGTGCCAAGGGGTGAGGCGAGCGGAAACACTCGACTATCCAATGACGACGTTCGGTCGATACGAGCTGCCTACGATGCTGGAGGCATCTGGCAAAAGGACCTCGCCAAGCAATATGGCTGCTCCCAGCAGACCATTCAGCGAATCGTCAGGCGCAAGTCATGGAAGCACATTGACTAGCCGATCGACGGCGCACCACTGAAGCCCTCATCGGTTGCACCCGAGATATCGACGGTGCGGCCGAGTTGTGCTTCGTCTGGGTCCTCGATGACCCGCATAACGCACCGGCACTGGTAGCCCAACGGAGGGTAAGCGTTCGCTCCGTCTGGGTCGCCCACCGGCCACTGCTTGCCCTCAAGCGCTGCGTGCTCTGGTCGAACGCGGCTATCCCCAACCGTCAAGAACTCCCAGAACAAACCGCTTCCAAGGTCGGGGTCTGTCTGTTGCCGATACCGCCCAGCTGCATACGAAGTTGCCGTGCTGGTTCGAAAAACTGCCTCGAGGTACCTACGAACACCGCCGGCGTACCCGTCAGCGTCCACGCCGCCTTGCAGGCTCTCGATGAACTCGCCGAGCCCCGGACCCTCCGGAGCCATGGCGCGCTGAATCTGCGTGAATGCTTGCCGGACCACACCATCGGCGATGGCGAGTCGGACCGTGAACGCTCGGGAGCGTTCGGCGTCGATGAGCGAGTCGAACTCGTCGGCTGGCATGATGGCACGCGACTCGAACTGCTCGATGGCGTCCGCAAACGCGAGGTTGACGAAGTTGCTGGCGGTCTCGCCCGTGGCTTCGAGGCTTCGACTCTTGCTGCCGACCTCGATGTCTCGGACGAAGAGCTGACCCGCCATGTGTGTCTGCGCGTTCGCCTGCCAGATAAGGTTGGCGAGCGCGGGGCTTTTGTCGACGACCTCGCGGCCCCAGCGTTCCACCACCTCGCGGGCGGCGGCTTCGCTGGTTACTCCGGAGAGGTCGTAGGCGAGTTGGTCTCGGAAGTCTTCGAAGAGTGCGGCGCCGGTCATGGCACTGCGCACGACGAGTTCGCGCGGGCGTCCGATCAGTCGAACGGCACGCTGTCGATCTGCGTCCGACAACGCGAGGAGGTCGGCGAAGTCTGCGACAGCGGGAGGCTCATTTGTCGGGCCTTGCGTGTCGCTCGCCGGCGTGACCGGCTTGACGCTAAAGGGGGCGGTGCGGCCTCCGCTGGCTTCGCAAACGCAGGCGCTGTCTTGGCCAGCGGGGTGACAAAGCGTTCGCCCTCGGGGCCTTCGAGCGGCGGAAGACCGCGGCTCTCGAGCAGCTGGTTTACCTTCACGACGCCAGCGTCGATGGCAATCTGGTCGACCTCGGGCGGCTCCTCTTGAAGCAGCTCGAAGTACGGTGTGGCGACCTTCGGCACGAGCGAACCGAAGCGGTGTGCGTTCAGCTCGAGTTCTTGCGCGAACCACTGTTCAGCAAGAGTCTCGGCGATGCTGTCCGCCATCGAGCGAACGCGCGGAAGGATCGTGGTGTCGGCCTGGCTTTCACCAAGCGCGCGGTTGCCACCAGTCGAGCCCACAGAGACGTTCAGGTCCGAGCCGAGAATGCCCTTCGTGATCTGCTCCTCGAACTCGCGGATGTACTTGCGGTGCGCCTCGCCGGCCTGGCCAGACGATGCGTTGATCACCTCGAGCTTGCCGTCGCCAGTGATGACGCCCGACGAGCTCGCGGTGATCTCTTCGAGGGAGTTCAGTGCCTCTTCGACAACGTCAGCATCCGTGCCCTTATTGAGCATCATCACGAGCAAGGGCTGCGCGAAGCGTTCCAGCGTCTGCACGCTGTAGACGGTCGCGAACTTCTTGAAGACCCACGGGAGCAGGCATGGAATGAGGATGCCGGCCATTTGTGGGCGAAGGCCCACGGAGCCGGGCACGTGCACGAGCCACCGAAGCGGCTCTTGGTCGACGCGGACCCAACCAGGCTCGTCACCATGGGTGCGAACCATCGGGACCCAGTCGTCGTCGAACTTCGTGTCGCGCGGGTCGATGCGGTGCATGCGAACGACGCGGGTTTCGCCGTTGACGCGGCCCCACTCCTTCTCGAGCACCGCGATGCCGATGCCGTGACCATGCGCGATGTGCATCAGCGCGGTCTCGTAGTTCGGCAGTCCGTCGACGCTCTGTCGAAGGAAGTCGGCGGATGGCGCCTCCTCGAAGAGAAGGGGCGCGCCCACAACGTTGCGCAAGAGCGTTTCGTACACACTGCGGACGTGCGAGTCGGTCTCGAGGACATAGGACACGAGGTCCGTGAGGCCCTCAAGGTCACCGCGTCGCGCGTTCTTGATGTAGCTCAGGACCTGGGCCGGTGTGATGCCGCCCATGTCGCGACCCATCCAGCGACGGATGGGGGATGCCTTGGATGCGCGGCCCACAGGGGCGCGCCGATTGCCACCCGACACAACGCTGAGGGTCGGGCTGGTCATTCGTCAGATAGCGCGCCAGTTGACGCGCGGAGCTCGGTGGGTGCGGCGAGACGAGCTCGCCTTGATCGTCGTGGTACCGGTCGCCAGTCCCGCGTGCGCGGAGACGACCGCATCCACCATGTCGTCGTTCTTGTCGCCGACACCCGAGAAGGCGGTCAGCTCATCGATGAACTCATTCGACCAACTCGCGTCCCGCGGGACGATGATGCGGGACTGCGGCTTGTTCCACACCGCCGAGAGCGGCTGCGCGCGGACGAACTTGTCGGCGGTGGCCTTCACGGTGTCGAGCGGCAGG